ACGGTCCCTGCGGACGAGTGCAACCAAGTCATCCCACCACACGGAGACTTCAGGTGTTGCCATGTGGTAGAGTCGGTATGCTTGCTCAGCCTCGACAGGTGACAGGCCAGTGACAGTGGCGAGCCGGTCAGGAGCCATGCGATAGTTGAGTCCGTGCCGGCATCGTTTAGAAATGTACCGGATAGTAGGCTTGCCCTCTGAGTCTCGATCTTGTCTCGGAACGTCGTCATAGGGGACCTTGAACATCTCCGCTGCTAGTGCGCAGTGTGCATCATAACTGCCAGGATGCAAGCGAGCTTCCTCAAACTGCCGTAGCCACACGGGAATGTGCGCAAGACAGGCTACGATCCGAGCTTCGATCTGGCTCATATCGTAGTAGCTAAACTCCCAGCCAGGCGGTGCGATAAACATAGGTTTAGCTTGCTCAGGCACGTTCTGATAGTTCAGCCCTGTGCCCCAGCTTGTCTGTCCGCTCGACAACCTACCCGGTGCATCCTTCACTCCTGTCTGCTTGTAGTCGCACCGCCACCGTCCATCGGTGTCGGGCTTGGCGTTCACGTAGTTCGAGACGAACTTGGCTTCCTGTAAGTACTGGTCAATGGCTGCAACAAGTTCTCTAGCTGCTGGTGGAGTTCGTGGATGTCGTCTAATACGATCCCGATTCTCCTTATCCGTTGAACTTCCTCGCCCGACCAAGTGTAGTTCTTCAAATAAGAGTCGAGCGACTTGCTCAGGACTTCGTGGGTTGAACTGATAACTAGTGTCTCCAGTTGCCACACGAGCCTTGACTTGGCATAGCTCTCTTGCAGCGTCGAGACTGGTGCCGAGGTCATCTGCAAACTTCTCCTTCAGTTCTGCATCGATACCGATGCCGTTGACAGTCATCTCCACAAGCTCTGGCTGGAGTCGCATCACGTGTTCATGGAACGTCTTATGAACCGTGCCACCTGCACTTAATAACTCCTCCTCCATCCGCTCGGCAGCGATGCGTGTGATGCAGCAGTCGGTTACGTTGTAGCGCCAGAACGCATCGATGTCGCCCTCCTCCTTCCACAGTTGACCGTCATCCTTGTAGTGCGGGTGGTCGGTGTACTGAGCCGTGATGAAACCAAGGTTATGTGGCAGTGAGGGGTAGAGGAAATGATGTGCCAGCATCGTGTCGAACCAGTGGCTGTGAACACGTATGCGGTCCTTAAACCATAACCATGACGCATCGTAGTGTCCGTTCTGCGCAACCAACTTGATCTGTGGTTTAGCAAGTAGGGACTGTATCTCCAGACGGATGTTGCGCTCCTGTTCCAGCGTGTAGTGGTTCTCTCCTTGCGAACGAAAGTTGATACACATGCCTGTGTCGTTGGTAGGCGCGAAGCCAACACATGCTGTCTCACCAGCCATTGTCTCGATGTCATAAGCAAGCGGTGTGTCAAGTGATCCCGCATACCGTATGAAGTCACAGACTTCTGTGTAAGTCGGGTTGATGAGAGCATCGATACGCGGTACACTAAACGTCCCCTCCTGCAACCGCTTGAGTTTGCCAAGGTCCATACGGAACACGATCTCCATGCGTGGCTCTCGCATCACATGTGCAGGGTTGTATGTGCACAGCACCTGCACACGCCTGCCATTGATGTCGAGTGGGAACACACTACCACGCTTGTCAGTGATGCCGTTGAGTCCGATCAGGGCTTCGAGCGCGTAGTTGCCTAGAGCTATGACATACTCTAAGCGCGGCAGCCTGCTCAGTTCCTGGTGCAAGATGTGCTGCCACCCGGTGCGCTCCTGCTTGGTGAGTGACACCTTCTGCTTGCCAGGTGGCAGCATGTATCCATCGGCTGCGGACACGAGCTTACGCTTCACCACGTTGGTGATGTACACATCGTTGCGTGTGATGCGGTCCTTACGCAGTATGTCCCACAGGTACTTGCCGCTGCCTCCTATCAGCGGCACCTTCTGTTGCATCTCACGCTCACCTGGTGCCTCAGCAACCACAGCGATGGTGGCGTCTAGCTTGCCACCTGCACCACAGTCGAACTCATAACCCATCCCGCTCACTAGAGCGCGTAGCTCTGTGTTCATCTCCGCTATGTTCTTGACTGGTGCGAGCATCATCAGCGTTGGTCCTTCCTCGGTCTGCCACGAGGACGCTTCATCTCTAACACGTGTGGACTACTCCGCATGGTGGAGGGGACTACCACCGAAGGGGTGGGTGGAGGAGGCACAACATGTGTTTTGTGCGCTGCACCATCTTGAACCGACTGCGGATTGAACTTGAGCCAGTCGGGGCACTCTATGAGGAGCCTGCCATCTTCTACAAAATGTGCCACGGTCTTGGCAGAGAGTGGACCAGGATCGTTCAGCACGTAGTGCTTGAAGCTCGCAGCGTTGACTAAGAATGATCGACCGTGATCTCGGCTCTTGCCTTCTCGCTTGGGAGTGAGCTTGTAACCATCCTTGTCAGGTGCGATCTGCCAGAACCCAACATCCTCACCAACACCCTCATACACTGACACTGTGGTGGTAGTGTCACCAGCCCAGCCCAGCTTGTCGAGCAAGGCACGACTGAGCCTGAACCCAACACTCTTGCGCTGCACTGTCTTGCCGTCAGCGAGGTAGAGTCCCATCGTCACAGACTCGCCAGGCATACTGCGCTGGCGGTGTGTTGCAGCGACGCGAACGAATGCCATACTGTGCTCCTGTTCTTAGTTAGCCAGCATACTTGGTTGACTTGGCCATGCTGTGCATGTCAGTGAACACCGTACAGTGCTCACGTGCACGTGTCACAGCGGTGTAGAAGTTACGCCTCGACTGTGCCCACAGTGTACTCTTGTTCAGCACGTATGTCACGTGTCTGTACTCAGAGCCTTGGCACTTGTGCGTGGTGAGCACGTAGGCATGATCGATGTTGCGCCGTGGGTCCTGCTCCACCGTGCGACCATCTGCATACACAGCCAGCACCAGCGGTGGAATGATAACACTGCGGTCACTGAAGTCTATCTCTACGCTGCCCTCCATGTGGTTGATGTTGATGACTGTGCCTGTCTCACCGTTGAACACATGTGACACACCGTCACCAAGGTCATACGTGTTAGCGGTGTACACCACCTTGCTTCCTACCTGCACACGTATCGGTGGCATGTCAGCACCTTCCACACGATACCGTGGCAACTCTAGGTACGGACGTGCACGGTCCCAGAACATAGACTGCAACACGACGTTGAGCTTCTGTGTCCCGATCCAGCTCTTGTTCATGCACGTGATGATCTGGTGGTCGGTGTCACTGTAGTTGCGTCCAGCCTGCAACTCAGCAGCGATGAACTCCTGCACTGCCTTCACTGGCTCCATAGTCTGACGCAGTGCGAAGTCACTACTAGGACGTGGTGGCCTGCCAGCGAGGATCAGAGCACCGTTCTGTGCGATGCCTGAGCCTGCATCATGACGGTGGATCGTGTCGAGTACGATGCCACCGAACTTCTCTAGTGCAACCATGAATGCACTAGGCTTGTCATCTAGCCTACGGTCCTCCTCTATCGGCTTGAGCTGGTTCACGTCACCGAACATACACACGCGTGCACCAGCCTTCAGTGCATCGATGATGTTGCGGTGTATCTCCTGGTTCACCATCGCATACTCGTCGCACAGGATAGTGTCGTAGGGCAGTGGGTTCATGCGTGTGAACTTGGGACCAGTACTGATCTTGACGATCTTCGACAGGCCAGTGCGCTCATCCTCAGTCTCATGCTCAGTCGGCATCCCGTATCCGAGCATGCGATGGTTGGTCATCGCATCCAACCCTGTCACCTCTCTGATCCGCTTCGCTGCCTTGCCTGTGGGTGCACTGGCTTGTGCTGTGTAGCCAGCGGCACGCAACCTGCGTTCTACCTCACGCATGATGAGAGTCTTGCCTGTGCCTGCCTTACCAGTCACAGCAACGATGCGTCGTGTTACATCACAGCATGCATCGATAGCCTCCTGTTGCTTAGGATCGAACTCGACCTGTGTGGGGATGTTAAACAGTGTGTGCATGTTAGTGCTTGACATGTGCTTTCCTTGTACACCGAACCACCCTCATAAGAGAACCGCCCCATCTGGTTAGGATGGGGCGGCTTACTCAGTGCAGCTTACTCTGCGGCTGCGGGTGCGGGGTTGCGGGTCTGCTGCGTGCGTGCGACTGGCACAATGCCACGCAGGTAGAAGGCGTATGGGTGCTCGCCACTCTCGACAAGCTCCATCACCTGTTCGGCGCTGCGCTCGACGCTGATGATCTTGAGCCGCTTCTTATCGAACTGCTGCGGCTGACCGCTCTCGTCGAGCACCTGCACCACGAAGAATGCAGGCTTGGCGACGCTAGGGGACCGACGCCGCTTCTGTTTCGGTGCTGCGGACTGTTCCGTGGTGGAGGGGACTGCCCGTGGTTGGGTTGCCATGCTGGCTCCTAATGTCTGTGACATCAACAGATAGTAGCAAGCGTGCCCATACAACGCAAGTTGCACGAGCACGCTCAGTAACACTAAGGCGCGAGGATGCGAGAGATTTGTGCTCGCATCTCACCCTCATACTCGTTGTGCGTGATGTCCACTGTTGCAGTGAGGCCGATCAGCGAGTTAAGATCGACGGTCCTGCCCAGCGGTCCACCGACACGCTCCATGAACTGCCGCCACCGATGACGCGACGAGGGCGTGTCCTCGATCAGCAAACGGTTGTATGACAGCACGATACCGTCAGGATCACCGTCAGTGTAGTCAGCCGGGTAGCTGGCTGCGGGGATACGGAACACAATCTGTGCGTACTCGTTACCAGAGGTAGCAGAGACGCGCTTCTGCGCACCGATGATCTCAGCCGGATACGACCCAGCAGGCAGCGGTGGAGGCGGTAACGCGTTGGTGATGTCCTCACTGAAGTTGAGGATCGATCCTGTTCCACTCATGTATTGCTCTCCTAGAGCAGTTGTGGTGTTGTGTGGCTCAGACGTTGCCATACGTTGACACTCTGGGCCGCATCTCACTGGTGCGGCCTACTTCTTTGGCCCTCCTTTGCTTGTGGTGGAAGTGCCCGCACCTGGCAGTGGCAGACGCACACCGTTGCCCTGCTGCCAAGCATGGTACCAGTCGGCAATGCCGTCACCGACCTGGGTATCAGGGTTGTAGTGCCATACGAACTCAGGTCCAGTGGCAGCAAACAACCTCGTTTTCATTGGCTGACGCAACCGACATGGACGGATAGCGATACGACGCTCCGTACCCGTATC